CCTTGTCGTCCAGCGGGACGTGGTACTCGTACCGCTGCGCCATCCCCACGTCCACCGGCCCTTCGACGAGGGTCCCCGTCGAGGGCGAGCCGTCCCGGTACACCCACACCCGGTAGCCGATGACCCCATCGGCGTCGTCGCCGGCGGGCGGGTCCCAGCGCGCGACGCAGAGCCTGGGCTTGGGGTGCTTCCAGACCAGGTTCGTGACGGCGGCGGTGATGGCGGGCGGCCGCGCCCACGCCGTGAACGCCGACCACGCGCCCTTGCGGCCGTAGATGTCGACAGCGCGCACGGCCACGCGGTACTCGCGCTTCCGCGTGATGTTCCCGAAGACGTGGAAGGCCGTGGGGTCGCTGTCCGCGTCGCGTGCGAGCACCGAGACGCGGCGGACGTTCGTCGCGGTCGTGCCTCCGGCCGGACGGACCTCGAGCTTCAGGTCGTACCTCGCGGCACCGTCGACGGGGTCGCCGTCGGTCGGCGTCCAGGTGGGAACCTCATTCCACTGGGCCTTGGCGATCCAGGGGTTCCCGCGACGGCTCTCGTCGCGGGTGAAGGACAGGGACAGGCCGGTGGGAGCGGGAGGACCGGGGAGCGCGCCGGTGGTGGGCTGCACCGGCGTCGTCCAGGCGGACCAGGCGGACCAGCAGATCTTGCCGCCGGCGATGCGGTTCCCGGCTCTGACTCGGGCCTGTCCGTACCAAGTTCTAGGCCGCATCACGGGGGCAAAAACAGCCGCCAGCGGCGAGGCATCCGCCTCCACCTCGACTCGCCAGAGCGCCGCCTCGCCGGAATCCAGCTCGACGGGGACGCCGCTGGCATCCGTCGCGCGATACTGCACCTGGTAGCGCTCGACCGCCATGCTGCGGCCTGCGGTGTCGGTCGTGACAGCGGCCCACGTCACTCGTGCGCGCCATTCCTCACGCTCCTTGTTCTCCCGCTTGGAGAAGGTGAGCGTGACGTTCGTCGGCGCGGCCGGTGCGGAGCGGCACGGCCGCTTGGGCCGGCGCTTGGTGCGCTTCAGGTCGGCCTGAACGCCCTTGCGATGGGTGCGCGGCACTAGTCAGCCTCCAGGCGTAGGGTGGCGAACGCGAAGTCCGGGGGTTCGAGTGTCACAGACTTCTGCACGACCCTGACCACCTGCGCTCCGCCCAGCTCCGCAGGCAGCACAGCCGTGACTCGGTCGCCGATGTCGAGCGACGCCAACCCCTTGGGATCGGCACGCGGCTCGACGACGACCTCCAGCTGCAGCCCTCCCCGACGGCGGATGGCGAGCTCGTGGTCGGCGGCCTCCGTTAGCTCACCGGAGTCGTTCGTCCCCACGTCGATGGAGACCTCGCGGCGCTTGTACGTCGAGGCGAGGCTGGAGTTTGAGCGCACCACGAGCGGCGCGCCGCACGGCGTGTCAGGGTCGTCGCCGAGCGCGGTGACGTAGGACGCGAGCTCCGAGGTGTCCTTCGAGGCCCGCATCTCCATGACGTCGGCGTCGCTGAACGAGATCGAGGTCTTGTTCACGGCGCGACGCGGCACCCAGGCGTTGAACGCGCCGTTCGCGTCGATCTCCCAGTCGAACCCGCCCGGCTCGCGGGAGGCGAGGTCGTCGATGGCCTCGCGGATGTTGTCACCGTCGCAGTAGTGACGCGTGCGCGCCGGCGCCGTCCCCGAGACGGCGCCGAGCGTGAACCCGTGGTCCCCGTCGGTCTGCGCCTGCGCGTGCTGGATGAGGTGCCAGGCGATGGTCGTGGCGACGACGCTCGTCCGGCTGAAGTCCCCGTGGACGACGCGCTTGTCGAGGATGCTGGCGAGGCCGAGGCCGCGCGCGGTCCAGGTCACCTCCCCAGGCTTGCCGTCCCGCTCCATGTCCAGGAGCCAGCCCTGCCAGGCGTTGGTGCCGTCCTCGCGGACGATGATGCGACGCTGGCCGGGGAGCCAGACGGAGCTGCCGAGGTCCGTCGGAGCAAGGGTGACCTCGATGGCGCCGGGTCCGTCGATGTCCCAGGTGACCGTGGCGCGCGCGAACGGAGCGTTGTTGAGGATCGTCGTGCCGGCGAGGTCGGCGACCCGGAGCGACCAGGCCACTACCAGCCACCCCCGAAGCTGTAGGCGACATCCACCTGGTCCGTGAAGCGGCGGCGGTCGACGTGCAGGCGGACGTCGAGGCGGGAGGGAACGGGGACCTGGCGACCCCGCAGCGGGACCACGGCCTCGGGTCCGCGCTCGCCGATGAGCGCGAGCGTCGGACGGGTGACGATGCCACCCTCGGCCATCCCCCGCACCCTGGCGCCCCGCTGGACGACGTTCACGAACGCGCTGACCGTGATGCCGTTCAGCTGCATGAGCCGATCCCGTAGTCCGCTGACCGCCCCGCCCGCGAGCTCGAACGGTCTGCGCAGCTTCTCGCCGAGCCCGGAGATGTGGTCGCCGACCGAGGAGGCAGCCTCGTTCATGTCTCGCCAGGCCGCCACGATCCGGTTTTTCTGCTCCCTGTTGGCCGCGGCGAAGGCGTGCACGGCGTCCGGTCCCTGCTGCAGCAGCCAGGCCTTGAACTTCTCCGGCACGCCCTGCTTGTCGAGCGAGGCCATGTCCTCGGCCACCTGCTGAGCCTTGCGGGCCATCGCAGGTACGGTGCGGGAGAACTTCGCGGCCGTGAGCTCCCAGCCCTTGCGGAAGCCGCTGACGGAGGTGAGCGCGGAGCGGAAGTTGGAGGTCACGCTCTCCTTGAAGTCGTCGAGTGTCTTGCCCGCCATGCCGGCGAAGCGCACGGTGGCGCGACCGAGCCCCTGCGTGGCCTGCTTCGCGGCGTTCATCGCGGCGGTCACGCGCTCGGTGCTCCCGCGAGCGTCCGCCAGGTCGCCGGTCAGACGCGCGAGCCCAACGGCGAGCCTATGCGCTTCCTCGGCCTGGGAATCCATCTGAACGACGACGCTTCTGCCCGCATGCTCGACTTCGGTGTGAGCCGCGCGGACCTCGCCGAGCACTCGCGCCAGCTCCTGCTGCGCGTCCTTGTCGCCGAGCGCGGCGGCGGTGACGAGCTCGAAGCTGATGCCGAGGCGCTGCGCCGCCTCGAGCAGGCCCTCGCTCTCGAGGCGATCGACGACGAGCGCGCGGGTGTGCTGCCCGATCGCCCCGGCATCCTCGCGGAGCGCCTGGGTGAGCTGTTCGACTCGCTGCCTCGCCTCTTCCTGCGCCTGTCGCCACGCCATCCACACCCCGATGCCGACCGTGAGGGCGCCGGCGACCAGGCCGAGGCCTGGCACGAGGGCCCCGCGCAGCATCCCCCCGAGGCGGCCAGCCGTGCCGCTGAACGCGGACGCTGCGACGCGCGCGTCCATGAAGCCCTGCGCGAACCGCTGGAACCAGTTGACGACGCCGGGGAGGATGCGCAGGAAACCGCCGACGAGCGAGTTGACACGCCCGATGATGGTGACGAGCGGGCCGAGCGCGGCGACGAGGAGCAAGCCGAAGCCGAGCACACGCTGCATCGGCACCGGGAGCTTCATGAAGGCGTCGGCGAGGCCCGTCACCGCGGCGGCCACGGCCACCACGGCCGGCGCGATCGCATCGCCGAAGCGGATGAGTGCGACCTGCACGCTGGTCCAGGCCGCGCGCAGCCGGAAGCCGACGGTCTGGGACATCGCTTCGAAGGCCTTGTCCGTCACGCCGGCTGACGCGCGGACCTTGTCGATGGTCTGCCCGACGGTCTTGGCCGCATCCCCGACCATCGGTGCGACGACGAGCCAGCCGCGTGACCCACCGACGAGCGTCTGGAACGCGGCCATGCCGGAGGCCGACGTGACGTCGAACCGCTTCGCCAGCATCTGGAGCGTCTGGAACAGGCCACGTTCGCGGATGCTGCGCTGCACGTCCGCGACCGAGAGCCCGACACCAGCGAGCACGTCCTGGGCCTCATTCGACGGGCGCTGCAGCGCCTGGAGGACGAAGCGCAGGCCCGTGACAGCTCGGGCGGTAGGGACACTGACACGAGTGAGGGAGGCGATGATGCCACCGACCTCCTGGAGGCTGACGCCGGCGAGCGACGCGGCGGAGAGCACGCCGCCGATGGAACCCGCGAGGTCCTCCACCGGCATCTTGCCCTCCCGCACGGTGGCGATGAGGGTGTCGGTCGCCTGCGCCGCGGTGAGGCCGCTGCCGGAGTAGGCGATCATCGCGGACGTGACAGCGTCGGCGACGGTCTTCGTCTCGCCCAGCCCCGCAGCTGCGGCCCTCGCGGAGGCCGTGAGCGCGTCCATCGCCTGCTGGCCCCGCAGGCCAGCCGACGTGACGAAGAAGAGGGCGTCGGCGAGCTCCTTCGGCGACTGGGGCAGGCCCTTCGCGAGATTCAGGACCTCATCGCTCCAGGCCGCGACCTGCTGGCGCGACACGCCGACGAGGCCCTGGATCTTCGTCATGGACTGCTCGAAGTCCATCGACATCTTGATGGCCGCGCCGGAGACCAGTGCGATCGGAAGGGTGAGCCAGCGGGTCATGGCCTGTCCGGTGCGCGTGATGACGGCACCCTGCGCCTGGAGACGCTTGCCGAGCGCGGCCAGGCCGGACTCGGCGGCAGCGGCGCTGCCGGACAGTTCGGCGAGGGCCTGCTGCGCCTGCCGAACGTTCCCCACAACCACGACCTGCACGACCTTGGTCGCCGGCATCTACCTCGCCTTTCGCATCTCGCGCACGTACTCGCGCATGTACTCGACGAGCGCGTTGAACTCGTCGGTGGTCATCTCGTAGAACTCACGCGGGGGGAGTGAGTAGAAATGGACGAGCGAGGCCAGCTGTCTCAGCCAGCCTCGCTCGTAGGGTTTGGCTCCTCGCCGATGACCTTGAGCCTGGGCAGCTGGTCGCTGGTCATCCCGTCGAACCGCTCGATGGTCAGGCTCGGGTCCTTGCGGCGCATCGCGATGAACAGGAGTAGGTACCCCACGTTGGCGTCCACCTGGCCGCGCGAGAGGCACTCGACGGCCTCGGGGCCGCCGTAGCGGCCGATGAGACGCTCCTCCCCGACCTTGAGGGGCAGCTCCAACTCGATCTCCTCCACGAGACCTCCCTTCAGTCGACGAACCCAGCCGCGCGGAACACCTCATCCAAGGCGCGCCGGGTCTCAGCCTCGAGGACGAACCGGCTCACCTCATCTGCGGCCGGGTACAGGTAGCGGCCGCCGCGGATGGCGGGACGCCCCGGCTGCAGGTGCTCACGGTCGTGGTGGTGATGGGGGCCCATGTGGCGGCGCACGCCGCCGAAGTCGAGCCAGCCGTACCAGGGCACCCGTGCACCACCAGCGCGCACCGCGGCCCCCCCGCGCACGATGCCCGGCCGGATGCTTCCGGCGGTCCGGCCGCTGCGCGACGGGATCTTCGCCCGCGCGCGCTCGACCACGAGCATGGCGACGTCCTTGAGGTGCTCGTTGAGCACCTTCGGCAGCATGGAGTCCGCGGCCTTGAGCGCGCGCCGAAGCTCGCGCAGCCCCTGGACGTGGACCTGCGCCATCAGAAGGTGGTGCGCGTGATGACTCCGTCGACCCGCAGCGTTGCCGAGAAGCCGACCGGCTCGCCGACCCCGCCCGAGGCCTCGTAGCTCGCCACGCGGCACTCGCCGGTGTACTTGACCTTGCCGCTGCCCCCGCCCTCGGGCCCGTACTCGAAGGTCTGCGTCGCCGAGGAGGCGATGATGGCGGCGAAGTGCGCGTCCACCGTCGGGTCCCAGATGCCCTCGACGGAGATCTCGGCGTTGCGGATACCCGGCAGCCACTTCCTACCGGCCGAGCCGAACGTGGTCACGTCCTGCAGGTCGGCGTCGCCGGGCAGGCCGCTCACCGACGTCACGTACTGCGACAGGTCGACGAGCGAGCCGCCACTGTTGTCCAGCTTGAAGACGGCGTTGACACCAAGGGTAGGCATGGTCCCTCCCGGAGATCTAGGCGCTTAGCGCGCGAAGGTGATGGCGAAGGTGAACGACGGCGAGGTGCCGCCGATGGTCCACGTGGCGCGGACGTAGCGGTTCACGGTCCCGGTGA